TATTTTTATCATGCGCACCTGAGTTTTCTACATCGTTATATTTTCAAGATCTTGTATCATCTGACCACGAAAAAGTAATATTGCCAGGCACAGAAAATTTTACTAGTGATACATATTACAACCCATTAGACGCTAATGAAATAAAGCCAGAAGGCGCAGAAGAACAACCAGGCGCGCAATTACTTGCAGAAGATAAAATTATAAGATTGGGAAATATAGACTCAATCACACTACCAGACAGCAGCGAAACTAATGATATTTCTAGAATATCATTTTACACTGACATAAAATCATTGCCTCAAAAAAGAAGGTCATTATTGAGATCTACAATTACGCAGTTTTTAAGTGATACAGAGTCTGCAGAAGATTCATTAGCAACAGATTCTGATTCTGCAGTTGTAGGAATACCTGCTAACATTTTAATTAGTTTAGATGAACTTCAAAAAATTGAACAAGAAGAAATTACTAAGACTCAAGACGATGACGGCAAAATTATTGGTGCTGAGTTTGATATCGACCAATTCATTACTAAAATTTCAAATTTAATTCGAAAATGTACTGGCAACGCTATTAATTTGCAAATTACTAGTAAGCCATCAACAGACCTACCCGGGTTCACGGAAGAATTTGAAAATACTGATTTACTAATACTCAAAGATACTGTAGCAAACGTTCCAGAAAAAGCCGCATTAGCAACAAAAGTTACAAAAATACCAATGTTTGTTAATTCTACAATTACAGCAGACGCTACCGTATTCGGACAAACTGCTACAGCAACAGGATATGTGCGAGCAGGAACAGTAGTTAGAAGTTTTAAAATTGTTGGGAAAATACCAAATTCATTGAAAAGTTTGAATATGGTATTAAGCCAAACATCAGGAGTACCGAGAGACTCATTATCACATTTTTTAAATTATATACAAGCTGATACAAAAAGTAAAAGAGACGCAGCACAAAGTGAGTATTCTCAAGCATATAAGAACAATCGTAAAAATTTAATTGAATCAAAAATTAATTATGCGGATCAACCGTTACAAGCCGATAGTAAGTCTAATTTACAAGATGCACTAAAACGTTATGTTTCAACTCCGAAGAAAAATTTGTCTGAATTATTTACATTTACATCACCACCATATCCATTAGATGTTGAGATTGAAATGGATGGATGTTATGGGTTTCGATTTGGCGATGTAATTACAGTAGAAGGATTACCTGCACAATATAGAAAATTTGTATTTACTATAACAAAAATTGATCATAATTTAACAGGCAATGATTGGTCGACAAAATTAACATGTTTAATGCGTCCAAGATTGGCAGCAGAACCTAGTCCATTTGATGAATTAAAGAGTGGCGTATCTAATTTATTTTCTAAAAGATCGAGTGAGTAATGAGACCTAGATTAAGATATAACAAAGAAGACATTACAGAAAATTTATTTACTTCTGGCAGTGAATGGATGACTGCTGATGGTATTGAATATAAAGGAGTGTATCATCGTTACTCAGATGGTACTATTTTAACGCTTGGAACATATGATCCTATAATATCCAAACCATTAATACCATATATACCTCAAAATCCAGATACTGAAATAGAACGAAAATACAGAACATTAAAGACTGGTCAAAAAACTAAGTATCAAGCCCCAGTAGCAAGTACGACTATTCCGACAGAAGATGACATCAACAAAGGATTCTTCAAACGCTATTTTATCGAAAAATTTGACGGACAAATATTTGAAATCTCTAAAGATACTCATGACTTGTACAAAAAGAAAAAGCTAGATCCAAATTTATACAAAGCCGTTGAATTGAGTTGGACTATAAAAGGTCCGCTACAAAATGAAACTATAGGCACCGTAACAACACCGAGTGTAGAAAATGCAAACCGCAAAGCAGTTACAGTTGCAGCCCGTACATGTCCTAAACTTGCAACCTTCATTACCAATTATTTAGAATTTGCTATTGTAGGCGACATACAAGTTCCTGCAGATATCAACGCATAACATTGTATTTTTGAAATAAATTCATTATTATAGTAATGTATGATAGTGGATGATGAATCAGAATTAGATGCGGTACTGCGGTATGTACGGGAGAGTGATAAGTGTCTTGTAGTTCCTGTTTATTCAGATGCTCAACAGCACGCAGCAGTGAATCGCATCTCTTGCATATACATTTATACTGATCAGGAAGTAGAACGCATCGTTCCTATACATCATTCTGAACAAATTAGGGGCTTTTCAAAACGTCTCTCCGACTTTCTTGAGTTAACGGGTATCTATGTTCACGACAAAAAGAACTGGCTTATATCGGGCGGAAATGAGGACTGCTACGATGTAAAAACTCTGTGGTGGTATACTTACGGCGAAGCATATGTAGATACACATTATCATCAGACAGCACATAAATTTTATTGGAGCAGACATCAAAATTTACAACATATAAATGCAATCATCCCAATCCAGCAGCATGCGGCAATGTGTCAAAAGATACGACAGTATGCATGGCCAATGATCATGAATGCACAACATACCCAATCATATTTATCATTCAATTCAAGATATCCACGAGTATTTGCAGAAATAGAACGTACGGGGCTATGTGTCAATGATTCATTTCGTGATGCTAAACTAGTTACAGCAGGCAAGGTTTATTCCAATTATCACTATCATACCGTAACTGGTAGACCTTCCAATGCATTTCGAGGTTTCAACTTTGCAGCAATGAACAAAGAAGATGGTACCCGAGATGCTTTTTGCTCCCAGCACGGAGCATTAGTTGAAATGGACTTTGATGCATACCACGTACGTTTAATTGCTCGTTTAATTAAATACAAATTGCCTGCATGCAGTGTACACGAATATTTTGGTCGATTTTATTTTGATACAACGACACTTACTGAAGAGCAGTATGAACAAAGCAAACAAATAACGTTTAGATTGTTGTACGGTGGTATTGATAAAGAGTTTTTAGAAATACCATATTTCCGACAAGTAAATGATTTAATTTGGAAGTTGTGGGGCGAATATAAAAAACAAGGATACATCACAACACCAGTTGAACGAAGACCAATTACAATGGAAGGTGTTGAACGAGTAACAGCAAATAAATTGTTCAACTACTATTTACAGGCGTTAGAAACTGAAGTCTCAGTCCGAAAAATGGAACGGGTTGTTGCATATTTGCAAGATAAAACTTCGAAGCTCATACTGTATACATATGATTCATTATTATTTGATGTCGACTCTGCAGAGGCACGTGAGGTAGTTCCCGCTCTTAGAACAATGATAGAAGAGGGAAACTTTCCAGTGAAACTGAAGTATGGAGATATTTATAGTAAAATGAAGAGTGTATCATAGTTATGGATATTATCAATAAAATTTTATTAGAATGGAGATACCAACTTCCAGCCGGCTATCCACAAACGGATTCTGATTACCATAAGTTAGGTGAAGTCTTATCAGAAATGACTGATTTAGATGCTGCTAGCATTCAACGCATTGTTGAACGTGCTCGAACAGGTAACATAATTACGGAACAGGAAGATGTTGATACAACAATCGATGATAAAATTGCGTCTATAGGTTTGCCATCTGATTTAAATACACAAATCATTACAATATACAATCAACTATCAGATTCTGATAAACAAAACTTTAACAAAAATTTTAGAACACATACAATCGAATCATTTGTTAATGGCGGCTGGAAAGCATTTGAAAAATTCTTTTTAGTTAACGTTGGCGGTGCAAGAGGTGGAATGGGTAATGGTGAAGTATCTGTTTTATTAGGCGTTCGAGATTCAAAACCAGGCGGCACGGCACAACATGATATTGTTATGTCAAATGGTGAGTGGGAAGTTAAGGAATTAAAATCAGGTAAATTTGACCCAGCTCGAGAAGGGTTAGCATCTAAATTTGCATTAACGGCAAAGATTGAAGATTTTTACAAAAATATTGTTGTTCCACTAAATGAAATTGGCGATCCATATCAAAGTTTAAAGCATATGGTAGATCCATCTTCAGCTGAAGAATTAAAAAAGTTGGTTATGATTTTTGAAACAAGATTTTCAGAAGCAATTGATGCTGATAAACTTGCTTCATATGAATGGAAAAAATCTGCATTTCATAATTGGTATGAAGGATTCAAAGAATTACACACAATATTTTATAAAACAAAACTAGATACAGACGTAAAAGACACACGAATGACTGTAAATGCTGCCGGGCAAAAACAATCATATTGGATATCTGATGATGATGCTGAAGAAATACAATTGGCAGCAGGTGAAGATGATACCGCTGATATATATGTTGGAGAACCTGTTAATAATGAAAATACAAATGCTGTTATTTGGTTTAAGCGTATAGAACGAAATGAATTTGTTAGAAACCCAAAACAATTTGTTTTTGAATTGGATACAATTAAGAATGAGTTTTTTACAAATATTTTAGGATTAGTTTGGTATAATTACAGAAATCCACAACCACACATTGGATTGCCAAACAATTTTGTGATCGACAATCTATCACAAGGAAGATACCGTTTTGTACTGCGTGAAGCGCCAGCATCACAAGGTTACCCGTACTTACAAGAACAAGGATAATAAATTGAAAACACAGTTATTATGTACATTCGCACATCGTAACGATTTGAATATAATAACAGATTATATACAATCGAAATACGAAATACCAGAACGCCGAATATTTGCATTTTCGAATGAACAACGACAAAATGATTTGTATTGCACATACAACGCAGACTCATATGGAGAACGGGGAGCAAATACAATTAGCATACATCGCAAAAAAGAAACTAATACATTGTATACAGTAAATGCAATGAATGAAGTAATCCGTAGTCAGAACAACGGCATATTAGACAAATCATTCATATTACCATGGGAACAATTTGAAAATTCATTCATTTTAACGGATGAAGATTCTGGGTATCGAGTAATTAGATTGAAATTTTTTCGCAAGATTACTTGGTAACAAAACTAAAAATACTTATATTTATATATGTAAAAGGCATCACATGAAAAAGAAAAATATTTTAGCAGAAAACATGAAAAGATTCGCAACCAAGAATCTTGCAGAACAAGAAACGCCGTATCAATCTCTAGGACAAAAAGGTGAAATTCCAATGCTTGACCCAGAAGCAGATACAGCTCATTCCGAACAAACTCTTGACCTATTAGCTAAGTCATATGAGCTTATCAAACCAAAACGTCTTGATATGACAGAATTTAAAAATGATGTTCGTGACCTTGTTTCTATTTACAAAGACAAACCAGCTGGGACAGCAACTATGACTGCTTATATGAACGCATTCAGAGAATTGTATCCAATCGTCCAAACACGTTCAGATTTTAAAGGCATTTTGACTACTGTTACTAATAAAATAGCACATTTGTTAGGACATGCAAGAAGTATAGAACAAGGAGATACAAGCAATTACGGGTATCGTGTACACCCATGGCAAAAATCAAAAGGTATATAATTAGCAACCCAAACAATAATTAAACAATTAAACATTTATCTTGGATTAACGTCCAAAACTTATTATAATAATTTAAATAATTAATCTTTTTACTAATTTAAACAATTAAGGAGTACTTACTATGGCACTAGATTTAGATGCAATTAAGAACAAACTAAGTTCACTGAACAATCAAGACAACAAGAAGTCTAACCTATGGCGACCGACAGAGGGCAAGCAGCGTATCCGCATTGTACCTTACGTTCACCGCAAAGAAAATCCATTCCTGGAACTTTATTTTCACTACGACATTCCAAAGCGTAGTATGCTTTCCCCGATTACTCATGGTAATCCAGATCCAATTGTAGAATTCGCTGATAAACTTAAAAAGACCGGCGACAAAGATGATTGGTTAATGGGTCGCAAAATTGAGCCAAAGATGAGAACATATGTTCCTGTCATCGTAAGAGGTAAGGAAGAAGAAGGTGTTAAATTTTGGGGATTTGGGAAAACAATCTACACAGAACTTCTTTCGATCATTGCTGATGCAGATTATGGAGATATCACTGATTTGAGAAATGGACGTGATATTGATGTAGAATTTACACC